AGATGACCTCGCGCGGGGATTCTTCCAGATAAGCACTCTTTTTAAGCCAGAACTCTAGAGATGCTCCATTGCTGGCCAGGTTTAAAGAAAGGTTAGATCCCCGATTTTTGGAGGGCTCATAATAGTTGGAGCCCGTAAATTGAATAGTATAGGGAGTTTCCTTTACCTGATGAGGATTGGGTCCGCCTTTTACATAAATATATTCAGGGGTTGCCGGGACGCCGTAACCATCAACAAGATTACCCGTTCCCCAGCCGTCAGCTGAGAGGATGCCGTACCCAGTTGTCCGAGGATATCTATTTTCAAAGACATATAGATCAATGTCAATTGACTCGTTATGCCATTCGCTCCTTTCGCGGAGGGACCCATCATAGGGGTAGCCTTCATAGATTCTTTTGAGTGCTTGGTTATAGTATTCTTCTGCCGACCCCCAGCGCGCAAAGTTTTGAGGCTTTGAAAAATCAACACGAGAGATAAATCTCTCTTCTTGAATCAAATCTTGCTCATGGTATCCCGCGGACTCGACTTGTGCGGCTATCTCATGAGCAGATTTGTTCGAAAGAGACTGAATATTTTCTGCTACTTCAAAATATTTCTTTATACTCATATACTAATTATTCTTCAACTCTAAATTTGAACGCTTGTGGTTGCTCCTGCCAAGACCCTATACTGTCGTTATAATAGGACAATCTAATCTCATACATATAGTTTGCTTCCAGTAAACTCATATTTAAATCAAAGTAGTTTCCCTCCTTGTCATAAGATAAGTAAGTGCTCTTTTCTGATCCCGTGCCGTAAGGAACGGCATCATAGTTATCGATTATACGGCGAATATTAAAGGACGCGCTCGGAATAATATCCGTAGGGTTATTTGCAGTCGCAACGGTATAAACATTCGGACTCCAATTTCTATCACGAACAAAAAACCTAAAGCGCGCAGTATCTTGCGGGGAGTATTTCTTTTTTAAGTTTTTACATGAAGTGATACGATTAAAAGTCGGGGCAGAATCATAAGTCGGAATTAACTCAGGATAGATTGAACCGGTGAAGAACTCAACGCCGCCGCTGTGCCATACGTCATGCACGGACAAAAGACGGGTGGAGGCAGCAGTGAGAGCTAATTGAACGGTGTAGAGACCAGCACTTGAGTAGCTAGCTGTGGCATTTAGATGATCAGCTGTGACAACGCCGCCGCCGGCGGGGAGCTTAAGTTTTGAGCCGGAAGGAACACCATTAACCGAGCTAGAATAGAAAGATACCAGCAGGTCGCTGGTTCCAACTGCGGGAATGTTCACCAACCGACCGCGGATCAAGTTATATAAATGAAGCTTATTAAGGTTATCGGCAGCTGGTGCCAAAGAACTAGAATAATAGAAGTTTTCTCGATCGTCTTCCACACGGTCGTCCCAGCGCGCTTCAATGACGGGGCGCTGAAAAAAGAACTCAGTTGAGCGAGAAAAGAATTTTTTAGTGTAGTATGACTGCTTTGCCCCAACTGTATTTTGGATAACGCTTCCGCTATCTGTACCGAGGGAACTAGAGAAATAAGCTTCTTGACTAGCTGTTAGGTGGATACCAAATCCATAATTATTGAACTCATTAGATGCTGTGATCCATCGCTCCATTATCTCTGAGACATTCACCTCTAGATTTTCATACCCTTTAGGGAAGGAGACATTATAATTGGAGGCAGTAAGATAATCTCCTCCTTGGGAGGTCCAATCAGCAGCCAAAGTAGGCTTCCCCCAGTTCGCCTGACCTAGGTCTTGGTATTCGTCCATGTCTAAGCCAGTTCCTTCATTCCAGGACTGAGAAACAGGTGCAACTATTAAATTAAAGTTCTGAGGCAGTGTGAACGGGGTCCTCGCATTATACATCTTAAGATAAAACTCAACACTACCGGAGGCTGGAATTGTTCCCGCGGTACGGTTCGCGCTAATTACGCTTACCGGGAACTCAATTAAAATGCGTGACAGTTCTTGAGATTGTCCATTGGACCCAGATTCTTGTCCATAAATAGAAAAGACCTCTAAAGCATCAGCATAGCCCATATTGGATCCAGATCCACGGGTAACCATGTTAGCTTCGTAAGCATTTGTGATTGTAGTATCAGCGCTGGCTGTGTACCTTAATATAGCCATTATTGAATGGATCCTTTGATATCAATATTGGGAAACTTCAGTTCAAAAATAATATTTTCTTTGGCAGAGATTCGGCGTCCGTTGGCTGACAGGTTCTTTGTGAAGCTATAATCAAGATTAGAGTAGGTCGCCCCCGCTTTGCCCTTAATCTCAAGTCCCACGACGTCAATAACTCCCTTAACTTTCTGCAAAACTTTATAGAAATCGACCAGTTGTATGTTCTCCCCAATATCATACTGATTGTTTTGAAGCCAATTCCGCAGAGCAACGTTTGCCCTGTTGATAACATCAAAGCGGTTTGTGTTTAGATCAATAGCCACACGATAGTCAATACCAAAGTTAACAATAGATGCGTCGAGTATATCGACCGTATCATTGATTATTTTATACTGTAGAAGCCATGTTTTTAAATTATTTTTAAGAGTCTGGTTCGGGGTCACTAGCTTATCACTGCTATCTGAGGACATTACATAAATATTTAAGTTGCGCTTAAGCTCGTCAAAGTCTCGTGCGACGGCGACTCTTTTGATAGAACCAAACTTAGCTGGCATGCCATAACATATCGCCTGATAGTCCTGTACCGTGACGGCTCGATTTTGAGCGGCATAAAAGCCGAAGACTCGCTGTTTAATCTCTTCTGATGAGGGGAGCGAAATGTCCCCTACGAAAGCTTCATCATTAGTTACTTCTAAAGACGACATAACGGTACTACGAGTTCTGAGCGCTAGAGATCCCTGTGATGTGAATCTAAAGGACGGTCTATCTACATTTATTATTGTTCCGACCCCAGAGTTTACATCGTTAATATTATTTACGCGGTAACCTATGCGCAGCGTAGTATTAGCTGGTGCGATTCCAAATTTATCAGTACTAATAAGCTTTGTGGGATCAAAGTCGGCATCAGTTACATAGGTTCTACCATGAAGGTCTAATACTAGGTTAGTCGGGTCGACTACCGAGTCAGAAAGTAATTCAGAGTCGGAACCATAACCAAACTGAAGGAATGCTGTGTCTGCTTTGTGCTCCACCGTAAAGCGGCGGGCTACCGGGACGGCTTTCATGATGCTCGCCACCGTTCCGTTGGTCGAAGTATTAGGATTCTTAACAGCCTTATAGATAACGTTCTGCGACAGATTGTCCACTTCGTAGTACTCGTGACCTTCAAGATCAGTTACCGAAATTACCTCTGCTACGTTTTTAGTGGCCAAGTTAACGGTTAAGAATCTCTCAAAATTCCCAACATCCACCTCTCTAAAACTTACTTGTCCAGAACATGCTCGACCTTGAGCCCGGATGACATAATTCGTAACATTGTCGGTCGTGTTATCGACATTTGCCACCACCACTTGATTGGTCGGACGAGCAAAATCTATATCTTCTAATAACGTATAAGTTCCACCACCGGTTGAGGACATGACGCTCCCAGCTTCCAATGTGGGGGCATATGACAAATCAGGTCCGGCTGTACCAGTTGAACTGGGGATCTGGATGTAGAAAGTTAGGACGCCAAACGAGGACGGACTCGGATTTAACTTAAAGCCCATCTGTCGGGCTAGCCGAATTACATTATCATATTCGACCGCGGTTTCTAAAAAGCTTTCGTTGGCTTGATAATCCAGATAGAACGAGAGAACATCGCCCACGTATGAGACAGTATCCAGCATGAGAGAACCAAAAGATGCCCGATTAAAATCTTTGTAAGTATCTGGATAGTATCTTTTGGCGTAGTTTTCTAGATCTTTCCGAATTGAGTCGAAGTCTCGGCTAGTATAATCAATGGGCTGTAGTTTTTTGGGCATAATCGTTCTCTGTTAATTAGTTGTTTATGTTAATTTCGAGCAGGGTCTTCTCCTGAATCGGTGTGATTGTAAAAAAGATAGCGACCGACATGGTGTTGGGGAAGAGGTCAGGATTGTTTTCTGGCACTCGAAATATAATATTATCTAATGAAATATAGGGAAGGTAGATGGAAACTTGTTGAGCTATGTTGCCCTTAATTTCTGAATACGTATCCGGCGTATTGTTTTCGAACAAATATTTTCGCAGCCCAACACCAAACTCCGGGTACATGATCCTCTCACCAGGAATAGTGAGTATCAACATCTTTAAATTTTGTTGCGCTAGCGCGGGGAATGTTGTATTCAGGTCATAGGGACCAAAAACATCACTGACCGAGAGAGGTAGCGCTACTGATAATCCAGATCCTTTCATGGCGTTGTCTCCTCAATAGCAATTTCAGCCTCCTCACAGTCAGTCGGCTCTGTGCTATCACTGACATTGACTCCCCCCGATCCAAACGGAGAGTTAATGTCAAGGTTAATATCTACATCTGACTGTGCGTCCCAATTAATTAGTTGCAACAGAAGATAAAGATATCCTAAAGGTGTCGGTGGAGTCATATATATCCCCATGCCGGTTCCTAAAAAGTCAACACCATCTATACTAATACGTGGGAATAGGTTAAGGTCTGGCGCGCCGTCGAACCCGAGCGGGTTTTGTAGCAGTTCGTTTACGACACAGAGAATGGCTACGAAAAGGTCGCCGGCGTCGGCGCCGGGGGCAAATGGTGCGGGAGGGAGATTCGGATCCAACGCTAGAGCCTCCTGGTACGCCGGATCATCTTCGCTGAGAAGGTCCATCTGTGCTAGAACTGCGCTAATTGCGTTAAAGGCAGCTCCAGTTCCCGTTTTTATCATTTTCGTAGTTGACACGTGGGGATCTATAATCTCTAGCACTCCCTTTAATATGTCAATAGGAGTTTTAATAAGCATCTTCAAAATAAAGTCGCGAGCCATGCTCTCGGGATCAATCGTGCTCATCGAAGCGCTGCTATTTAAGGCATGGTTGGAGGCAGCAGTGCGCCCGAGGCGCGGTGTACCGTCATACCTATCGTCTCCTCGCAAGATGGTTTCCATCATACTTAGAACTCGATCCTTAGTTGATGCCATGGTGGTCTCAATTGCAGGAAAGTAATGATCAGTTAAATAAAAGTTTTGTATTATCGGGACGATTCCAATGATTTCTTTATTAAAAACTGTCGAAAAATATTGCTGGTATTTAGGATCGGCAATAATGTGGGCCATCTCCTCCGGGGCTAAGCTCGACGGCACAAAAGGGACGGGGTCGGACTGGGAAGAGAAGCTCTCCACCTTATACTTTTTTACAACTCGATTGCGAATCATAGTTTTCTCGGGAACATTAAGGGCTCCGTGGGCAGCGCCATTTTCATCAAGAGCGGCTTCGGCTTGAGCCCACAGGGCTGCGACTTCTGGTCCAAAGTCAAAATCTTCCACATCAAATAATTTAATAATATTTCTCTTGTTTTGCTTCCAAGAGACGTCTCCTTGATAAAGTGCGGCGCCGCCGTCACCACCGAGCCTGTCAACATACATCCAAAATGAATATTGTATTTTACTTCGGTCCCAAACCGAACCAAGGATAGGAAAGTCAGTACTGTTTTTAGCGCGGGTGCCAATCACATTTTTAGTAACCAAAATTCGGGACCGGTCATTAAGTATGTCTTCTATTTTTTCAAAAGCAGCATCTCGTCTCTCAGAGGTCCAGGAGCGCGCGGTTGCGTTGCCGCGTACAGATATTAGAGGGACGTCTTTTTTAAGTGCACCAATAGAAGCTTTACTATCTGCTGGGGATATTCCTTGTAGTACGGGCATCGAAGATAGAAAGATTTGATCCTGGGTGAGTTGATTCTGTGTGGGGAGGGCTTTTCTTATAGCATTTGAGACTGATCCGGGGTCGGCAGTCGTTCCCATGGAAGCTTGGATCCTGATAATGGCTAGATAATCGATAATATCATTGAACGTTGCGGCTGATGCGTTAGCAGGGATTGCCGTGGGGGTGACGCGAGATGTTCGGAGAAGGGGCTCCTCTCGGAGGAAATATGTTCCCAGAGGGAAGACAACATTCCCCTCATTATCCAGTATGCCACCCTGACTGACTGTAATGGGTCGCACCATCTTCTTATTGAACAAATCGATCAAGGAATTCTTTATTTCTATAATCGTACCTCTTTCTCCAATTCCCTCAAAGTAACGCGTCAGAGAGCCGAGAATCTCATCTCGCATATAAGAAACAATAAATTCGTTAGCGAAAACTTCGTTCAGCTGTACTGCAGAAAAAAGGAATATATTTTTGATCACAAATTCTGCTACGTGAACCTGAACCAAAAGAAGGTACATAGCATATTTCATAACACTGCGCATGCGTGTACGGGGAGGAACTGTCGCATCTGTACAAGCTTGTTGCATATATTCTTGTTGGACTTCGTTGAAAATGCCTTCGACATCAAGTAGATCGGCTGACGTTCCCGGTTCGCAATTTGAATTATCGTGAAAAAAGTTTAGTTGCTGGAGAGCCGCGGCAGTGAAAACCCCATTCTCTACATAATATTCAAATATCTGATCTGTTAAAAGACCATAAGCATAGGGAAAAAAGCGGGACTCTGCTATATAAGCATCCACAAAAGTGGTGCCGTTGCTAGCTGCAGCGCCGGTGACCGCATCAACAAACTCATCCAAATTTAAATGTAAACTGGCGCCGCCAAAGGATTTGATGGTTTTGAACTCCATGCTCTCTTCTAATTCTTTCTCAGCGGATGATTGGAGTAAGTCATTTAGGTTAAAGAAAAGTGGTACTGGTGTGAGCGGTGGTCGACCGGGTTGTCCCGGCGCGGGATCCGGGGATGTGGGCGGCGTGG